GCTTCCCTTCGTGCGGGCTAACCCGATCCGTGTCTATTAGTGTGTAAAGCTAATAGATTGGATTGATCTTTTATCTCGTTCCTTCTCAGGAATAAGATTAACCAGGATTTGGTTAGGATCACACCACCCTGGTGAACTACTGTTCACCGACTTGCCGTTCGTGCCGGATTCCCACTGAGTAAGTGGGTCCGGTGACTCAATGAAGTATTGAGCCAAACGGTAACTGCCCGGAGTAGGGAGCTTAGGCACCTTGTGACGGGGAACCCAAACTCTGACCTCTTCCCGATGCAGCGAGTCGTTCCATCTACGTTTACGTAGATGGGAAACTGACCCGCCCATGAAGGAAAAGAAACCCAGAGCAACTGCGTATTCTGGTACTACAGGTATCGAGTTTCGATACTTGTGTAGCGCAAGACGTAGCCAGTTGGCTACATTCCACAAACCCTTGCGATGGAAGTTATTACTAACTTCCACCAGAGAGCCCAGAGTAGCAGGCGTGACTTCAAGGCTAGGCTTAACTAAGTATGCAGGGGTTACACAGTACCCCTTATACACGCTTAGCCCGCAGCTTTCACGAAAGTTTCCTTTCGTGTAAGTCTTATCACGGTTGACCTTGAGCCCGATATACTCGAGCAAAGCCTCGACGTATCGATACGCTTCTGCGGGGACAATGAGATCGTCTCCGAAGACTTGTACTTGTGCACAGGCACGCTGTATATTATATGCAGTAGGCTTCATCCTCTCTTGCGAAAGGAGTACTCCTACTACGCTAACAATAGCGTAGCAAATCGACTGCACCGGAAAGGTGACAGCCGACCCCATAGGGGCGAACTTTTTAGTTCGGATCGCAGACCAATGATGGTCTGTCACCCTATTCTGAACCCACGACGTACGGCTGGATTCTAGGCGCTGCAGTAGCGTCTGATTGCTGCGGAACATTCGTTCCACAGTCCAGCACGAGAGTCGATCGGAGGCAGAAGAAAGGTCTATGGTGGCTAGTGAGCCATCGATAGATCCATCCCTCGCCCACTTCCTGTTCACAAGCTGTGAACGAAAGTGTATGGAAGAGTGCAGCCAAGTCTGGCTTAGTCTTCCTTCCAATTGACTCCGGACTAGTTGCTGTACCCATTGATTTTCAACCGGCTCCGCGGCGATAAGCCTAGGACCCTTTTGCGTCTTTGGGACGGCAATAAGTCTAGAGGGGGCTTCACGGCCCTCTCTTCGCAGGTACGCCTCATGATCTTCTCCCATACCGAAGTCGGTTCGGGCGTAAAGATCGTAAGGAAAGGTGGCTTCGAGGCGATCGTTCCACATCGGAAAGGAGTATTTACTCTCTCCCGATTTAAGGTTCGATACAACCCCGGGCCCATGCTTGGGAAGCTCGGTGGACTTCTCCAAATGGAGGTCTCCGAATTGGGCAGCGATCTTGTCAGCAACTTGCTGGAGGAGATCGCAGGCCTGGTCCATGGTAATATTAGAACGATTACCATCAAAAGCGACAGTAGGGGCGCAAGACCGTAAACCATCCTTGAAGGATGGTCGCAGGCCCAGTGCCCCCACAAACGAACTAGTCCCCCAAGGGAGGGACGGCTCGCGAATGTCATCTTCGATAAGCAGGTATTCTTTAACCTGCTCATTGACCGCATCCTGTGGGCATTGGAGTTCAAGTTTCTTTACTCCATAGCATAACTGTCCGATCGCTCGGATAGCCTCCACAGACGCATCTTCCCGTACAACACCATTAACATCGAAGATTTGTAGAAACAGATCCCGAAACAAAGCCGGGAACCTGCTTCCACCACGAGGGCTCGCGAAAGCGAATCCAGATGGTGTGTATAAACCTTCGGATAAGCACTTTTCAAAGTGCTTACCAATGGTGGGTAGGTCTATGGTCAGTACTCTACTGCCATGGACCTTCAAATCAAACTGGAGGCGTGACAAGTCACGCTCCCTTTGATCTGAACATCGATACACCCAACGAAAATCTGCGAAGATCATCGTAAGGTAGTCACTGAGGTAAGGCACTAGACTTTTCATCACCGATCCTTTCAGATGGAGAGTTCTAGTCCAGTATATCCAGTTTTCAGACTCGTTAAGTTAACGGTCTGGGTTGCTGTCCCATGTTACAGGGACAGGTCCCGATTCGAAATCGTGAGCTTCTCGGCAGTACCGACGGTGCAAAGTGCACCGACGTACTTGGCCACTTCGGCCGGGTCTGTACCGCGATTAGCTCGAACCACCAGGTAAGCCTGGATGGTGGTCGTCGTACCATCGACATTGAAGATAGTCTTCGAGATGTCGACGTTATGGCGATCCACCTGGGTCACACCCGCCTTCTTACTTTCGTAAGAGTGGCGGACCTTCATGGTAACCTCAAAGCCGGTACCCGTATAAAGGTATTCGGCCGTGTAGTTATCCTGGTTGACACGCTTCAACACGAAGGTGTCAGTGCCGATGACGAGAGAGAACGGATTACTGAAAGCCATTATGGCATCCTCACACACACAGAGTTTGATGGGTAAGCGGTCCACTTTTATTAGTGGATTGCCGCTCGCAAAGTCGCTAGGTCCCAAGGCCCTTGAAAGAGGGAAGTATCCTTGGCATCCTAGAGCCAATGATCAAAGAGATCAAGGCTGTGACCGTGCTGACTTGATTGTCCGTCAAATTGAAGGACATCGGTATCGAACTTGGAACACCGTCCGGAAGTACCTTACGGTACTTGGTGAGTCTCTTTAGAGTCCCACCGGTCCAGGAAAATCCTGGGCCCCAGTTTTCGATGGGCGCACAACGAAGAATAGTCTCGGTTTCCCGCATAATGCAAATATCCTTAGGGGTAGCATAACCTTTTCCGGCATGAGCAGCAAGAAAACTGCCAAAGTCGTGAAAGTAGTCTACCAGCCAGCTGAAGGGCATCAATTCCCAAACAGTTTCAG